AAAGACCTCCACGTTATCTTTATAAATCAAACGTGCAAGCGTTAAACTCGGAAGGCTTCCCCATTCAGGATGTTCCAAATACTCCTTGACGATTTCTCCTTTCATCGGTGCTGTGCCATTATTCGTTCGCGGTAAAACTTCGGGTCGATTTCCCGTATCTGTTTAGCCAGTTCCATCCATTTCCGTTTGGCTTCTTCTCGCTCTTCAGCTGTGGAGTCTGTCCCTAAGTTAGCTTGGATAGTTGCGTTCTGCTGGAGTAGTTCGTCTATCTGTGCGCGAACTTCAGCATCTTGATAATAATAGTAGTTCATCTACTGATTATGTTTCGACCAATGCCAACACCTACATAGTGCTGACCATTGAATCCGTAGTTTGCGCTAAGGTAGGTTTTTTTAATTGACCCATGCAAACCAATTCCGAACATCGGGATATACTGACTTTCAAAATCAGAAATCAAGCCCACGTTACCATGTATGCCAAGTGCAAATTTTGCACCTACCACTTTAGGTGTGTAATCAATGCTAAGATTTTCGGTTACATTCTGATAGTTCTGCCAACGTAAGCGAATATCATTGACCGTAGTGTCATAGCAATTGACCTCAGTTAGCCATGCTTCGACTATCTTAACCGTATCCACCTTTAACAATGTGTCTAAACGAGTAACTATCTTTTCCGAGTAGATGGTATCGTGTCGCGTTACTATTTCCTTAGAAACAAAACGAACGGTATCAGTCCGCCAACGGTCAACATATTTCGTTGTGTGTATTGGTTTCTCAATGGTAATAACGTCAGGTTCGCTTCCGCAGCCTTGCCAAGCCACAAGAACGCCCAGTAAGAAAGCTAAAATGTAGGGCGTGTAGACCTTTGCTAAATGTATTGCGATGTCCCTTCCCAAAGTTCTATTTCTGCTTCTCGCCTTCTTATTAAACCGTTCAGAACCTTGCCTCCTCCTTTGTTCCATCGTCTGAACTGCTCAGGAATACGAGCGAAGTCAGGGTTTGAATTGACCCAAGCCAGCAGAGTAGAGTTTGAAAAGTTGCCGATTCCTACGTTGTACGTAAATGAAATTAGAGCAGCTAATTTATGTGCTGGAATCTTTACCTCCACCACGTTTTTAACTTGCTTCTCAACCGTTTTTATGGTGTCCATAAGCATCTCCGTGGCTTGTTCTTCAGTTATCTCAGGGTCGTCCATAGTTACCCGTTCGCCATTTGCGTACATGGTATTCCCGTAGCCGATAGTAGGAATGTTTGCCGGGCACAGATAAGGCTTTGAAGAGTAGCCCTCAAAATCCTTTATTACCTCTGCGGCTAACTTTGCCGCGCTTGGTCTTTTTGTCTTCGCAGTTTGTTCCATCTTTGCAGTCACATTCTCTTGGTGCAATAGCGCACCACTTTACATTTTGCAACGGTTTTCCTTGAGTTCTGAACGCATTTCAGTCAACGCCTTCGTGTTCTCAGCAATCACTTCGCTGAACTTGTCAACGTGTTGATTGTTGGCATCTTGCCATTCCTTACGCTCTTCTCGGTGGATGTCTGTCAGCTTGTTCAGGTAGTATACTAAAACAGCAAGAAAGATTCCAGCGATGCCATAGTTGGCAAGTGATTCCAGTATTGCGTCCATGTTTTATGGTTCTTCAGTTTCGGGTACTTCCAAAATCACATAGCTTATGCCGCGTTCGGTCATGTGTTCTTGCCATCCATCAGGCAACATCCACCCGTTGTGCGTTTCGTCTGAGTACGGGCTTGGTATATCCCAAGCTCCCCAACTTGCTTGTTCAGGAATCCAATCGAACTGCTCGAAAAATAGTATCTTATACATTTCTTGCGATTTGAGTTTGTAGCCAGATTACCGCTTCTGTAAGTGTAATTAAAGCAAGTTCTTCCAAGTGTTGTGAATTGATCAAACATGAAACGCTACCGTCGTAGTTACGTCCAGCAGTTCCATTTTGATTTCCTGCCATACCGTAATAAACATTTGAAGATGCAATTGCACTTGTGTTTGCTTCAACAGCGTTTATTTTTTCATTATGTACGCTTAATTGATAATCTGCATTGTTCCTATCTGCTGTGAAGAAACCTGTTTTTAAATTGGTTGCGCTTGTAAGTATGGAAGTGTCTGAGTTAACACAACTTTTGACAGCGGTTGCAGCTTGGTCTATTGAAGTTGTTGATGCGTTTGGGCTTCCTGTATTAGTGCCGTCTGACGCACCGATTGAAGTTTTATTTTGCGAATATGTTCTTATATACGCGTGAACAGATGCATCATCCTGCCCGTAGTCATCAGGTGCATTGTTCATTATCATGTACTTACCAGCACCGCCCGTAAGCCCATTAACCGTTGCATCACCTGCAACGAACCCGACCATTGTAGCGTTCCGAGTTGGGTCTATTGCGTTAATGGAATAACCCGAAATGCTTGCATTGCTTACATCGTCAGGCATCATTGGGTAAAGCTCGGCATTGGCTGACAATAACTGCGCAAAGACATTCTCGTTGTAAGTAGTGTTAATGCCTTTCAAACGCAAGAAAAAGCCCAATGTGTTGGCTTCCATCGTTGCATCCATTGTGCCGCCTGTAGCTGTATTGTGAGCCGCTATGAAAGCATCTGCATCAACATCACCCGTAGTTGTTCCTGTGGCACTTCCTGAACCTTCAGAACTTCCATCAGTAGCCGTTACCGTAACCGTGAACGCATCGTATTTAGAAACAGCCCAAGCATAAGTGTTACCAGCTTGCGTTACCGTTTCAAAACTACCATCTTGTTGTGGCAGATAGAACGTGTAAGATATTGGTGTTATACCTGTTGCAGTTGCCGTGATTGTAACTGACTGCCCTAAATTTGGTGTATCGTCATCAAATACAACGGCAACGGATGCACCGCCTCCTGCTCCACCGCCCGATGGTCTTGTTAGAATAGATGGCATCTCTATTGATTATAAATTATAACGCTTCCGCTGGACATGGTGATGGCTGTGATAGCATCTCCTGAAGGCACTACTATGTACGCGCCAGCTTTTACAGTTGCGCCAGTCAACCCGAAGGTAGCAAGGGCATCAACTCCATCCACTTCAAAGGTAGTAAAGACGGTATCTTCTTGTGCTATTATAGCGTAGCCTTTTAAACTCGTCAATGCTCCAGTTCCCGTGAGGAGTTTGCATCCGCGTGTTCCGATTAGTTTCTGTGATTCTGTCATTTTAGTTAGGTATTTGACACTTGTTATAGTCGTATGGTTGTGTTATTGAAAGTACGCAAGAATGTCCGCTTACTTTGTCATCAAATCGCTCGGTAAAAGGCTCAAGGGTTACGCTCGTTTGAATGCTTAAGTCTGTGGTGTGAAGCTGTCTGAAGTAAGCCACGAAGTCCAATAACACTTGGATGGTATCGCTCATAACTTCCTGTTCGTTCTCTTCGCCTGGTAAGACCCTGTCCATTGCCAACAGTCGGATATTGTAGGTTAATGTTCTTTCCGATAATACAACGCTCTCCTCGATTGCCCAAAGAACAAGGTAGTCAAGCTCCTTTGGGTTTATCTCCCAAACGTCCCCCTGACCGTACTGCCTCACTTGAAGATGAGCTGCGGCTTGGTTCTCGATTAGGGTTAGTATTTCGTTGAGCGTGTACATACTTCTTTAGCTTCGCTTGATTTCTCTTACTTGCGTTTGTACTCATATTTATCCTCTAAACTGATGAACTTCGGTCTGCGTCCTAAGAACATTCCTGTAGTGTAGGTTCGTGTATCGGGTTGGATAGTGTCAAGACCGTCGTCAGGGTTCGCGTAAGCTGGGTAATCCGATTCGTTCTCCAGCAAGAAAGTAACGAGCCTCTCGGTGTACCATTCCGCCTTATCCTTGTATCTTTTTGAAATGAAGTTGATTTCGTCAAGCGAAGCGTTGGAGCTATTCTCAGAACTCTGCTGATGCACTCCTTTATTTAGGAACTTGTAGCTTATCGCGGTCGGTGCTTCTGCTTGAACCCAATAAAGTAAAGAAGGCTGTATGTAATCCTCCAAAAGAGTGGTATTCGCAGCCGTTAACGTGGAGTTGGTTATCTGCGTCTTCAACTCGTTGTAAAGAGTAGTGCCAATCTTGTGCTGGATATGGATGTCCTGACACATCAACACCACGGGTCGCAGATATTTGAAGTCGATATTCTCATGAAGGAGCGTGTTGTCCTTGAGAAACGTTTCAGATATGAATAGTACGTTAGCCATTCTTCTTAATTCTCATAAGTTTCTGCTCCCAATAGTGTCGGCAATGGTAAGACTTTCCCCAAAAGCCACCGCCTCGCATCCAAACGTTTCTATTATTGGAAACT